GTTTCTTCTATAACTATCTCTTCAATTATAGGTTCAGGAATAATCTCTTGTTCTAATTCTATTTCAATTTGTAATTCTAAAGAATCGACTAAGTTAGTTGCTGCTACTTCAATAGGCGTAGCAGGAGGTATAATAATTGTCTGGGTCATAATCGGTACTATAGTAGGGATATCTACAATAATAGGTTCTATAACTATAGGTTCGATTATAATAGGATTAGGAATAGCTATAACAGAGTCTACAACAGAGTCTCCAGTAGTAACTGCTGCTTGTGCTACTGTAGCAGGTTGGCTGGTAATTTGTACATATCCGGGGCATTGAGAATCATATTGAGGATTTTGTGAGCATTGCTGACTAAATAAATTTTCTGCATAGGCATTTGCATATCCAGGACAACTTGCGTCATAAGCCGCATCTAATGTGCAAGGATTAGTTCTATAACTAAGCCACATTTCCCCATCTCTTACTACGGGACCATAATAGCCTGACCATTGCCCATTATCTTGTGCAGTAGTTTTAAAAGTTACAGAGCCTAAAGTATCTGGTGTATATATTGTGCCTGTACCAGTAGTATGGTCATATAATTCTATACTATCTTCTGTGATTTGCCATCTAGAGCCACCAATTTGTACCTCATTTGTACTGTGTGGATTTTCATTTATCCAATGATAGTAAGTATCATAATCATAAGTTCTTGTTTCAACAGTGTTACCCGCAGAGTCAGTTATAACAACGTCAACTACAAGAGTATCAAATTGATCTGCATATATACCCGTAGGTTTCATGTTAGCATCAAGTCTGTCTTCTATATTAGTATCGCAATAAATTCTACCATCTTCAGTGGTGACGTTAAAACAACCATTAATCCATTTCCATCTATAGTTTATCTTATCAATACTAACTCCTGTAGTAGATAAAGCTGTATTTATAGCAGTAGTAATAGCAAAGGTATCGTAGCAACCGCCATATTGTGCTACCTGTCCAGATCCCCAATTATGAGTATCACCTGTTAACATATTAATAGAACTCATTCCTGAAGGGCATGCTCCATAGGTTATAGTTCCTTCAGTAAGATCTGCTGGCATAACAGAAGTAACAAGCACATCACTGCTACTAATTATACCTTCCATACCTGTAGTAGCATTACTTGATGAGGAATAACAAAGCCATGCCAATAAGACCAGCACCAACTTTAGTTGCATTATTTGTAACATCTGCAGCATCTATTCTCTCCACAGGCTGAGGCTTAAATCTTACATTCTTTTTCCAAGCCTCTTTAGCTTCCTCACCTAGCTTGCCTTTAAAAGGACAAGGAGTTCCTGCCATTTCCATAGCGTCATAGACTCTTCTGTCTTGACATAGTACAGAAACTGCAGCAACTTTCATACCCATATCATATAATGTTTTAGAAATCTTTAATTGTTCACAGTTTTCATCTACAACAGTAGTTCCTGCTGAGATTCCTATAATCTGTGTTTGTACAGCTCCTGCCATGCCTGTAGTACAAATATCAGAATTAGTAGCATTTATACTTGGAGTTATAGCGGAAGGTGGAGGAGATAGTACAATTGTCTTGGTTTTAGCATCTGTATTAACTTTATTAGAACTTGTGCTCGTAGTAGTTACAGATGTTTGTGCTATTACATTTTGACTCATAGCCAATAATAATATCAGAGTTATAATGTTTAATTTATTTTTCATGTGTTTTTACCACCATCCTTCAGCATAACCAATTATCCATACTACTCCAAAAATTCCCGACAATATTCCCAAAGATAGACCTACCATTATTGTTCCGTCAAGTACTGCATGTTTAAACTCTTCTGCAGCATATATAGTATCTTCACGTTCTTTTTTAATCTGTCTTCTAAGTTGCATCATTTCATCCCAAGTATTAGGTCCAAATCTCATATTCAACATAAAAGCCATTTCTTTTTCTTGTTCTTTTAACTTTTTTTGATGAGCAATTATAGCAAAAGCTTCTTCTTCAATTGAAGCACCTCCTGCTAGTTTTGCATGTAGTGGTGGTGTTTTTCTCTGTTGCTCTGCACGATTTATATCATTGAGTGCTCCAAACCATCTTCCTAAAGTTTGTGTAACATCTTCAATTTCTTTGCCAGCTTCCATCATTTTTTTAACGCCACTATATGCGGCGGATGCAGCTGCAATTGCTGTAACTGGATCAATCATTATCTCTCCTTGGGGGTAGGAAATTATTCTGTTAGTGCTTGTTCGTAATATAATATTACGTCATTTTGCTGCTGAATATACCTTTTTATTTCTTCAAAGCTAGTAGCCAAGTTCTTAAATGATTGAGGGGTCAATCCATATATTACAAAGTGACCGCTACTAGCTTTTGTTTCTTCAATCACTTTTTCTAATGTATTTTCTGTTATAACTACTATATCAGCGTTATATAGTTCTATAGGTCTTGGTTTCTCTACTATAGTTATAGTAGGTTTAACTATCACTTGTTCTGCTACGATTCTTTCAGGTGGTCTTAAAGAGCAACCACTAATCAGTAGTAAGAGACTGAAGTTCACCAAAAAATAGATCGACTTCTTCATTTATCTTTACCTCCACACCTGTAGGATCAACTAATGAGTTTTTTACAATATCAGTTTGAGCAAGCATTGTAGCAATTTTTCTATTACTAGTCTCTGCAGCAGCTAATTTTGCCGCTAAGTCTTGTGTTTGTTGGGCTTGTTTTTGTGCACTTGCTTGTAACTCTGTAATAGTAGCTTCTTGAGTTTGAGTAATGCTTTCTAGTGTAGCAGCATTTTCTACAAGGATATCTACCTTTGCCTGTGTATATTTAAAATACCATGCAAAAGCTCCTGTCATTACTATTATTACTGCTAAAAGAGCAAAACTTAATTTCATTCCCATAGTATGAGTATAGTAAATTGTAAAAGTTTAAGCAAGCAAAAAAATAACGGAGGATTAGTATCCCCCGTCAGTAAAACTTCTATAATTATTATTTTAAAATTTAGCTAAATACCTTGCTATAGGATAACAGAAAGGTAATAATGCTAGTCCCATAAGTAAGTTAACTCCTGTATGTGCAAGAGCTATTCGTAAAGTATCACCTTTAGGCATCCCATCAGATACTAAAATACCTGCTAACCATATAGTTCCTGTGGTACCTATATTAGCACCTAATACACAGGCAATAGCAGCAGGTAAAGGAATAGCCCCAGAAGCAACCAATGCTATAATAGCAGTAGTTGATAAGGAAGATGACTGCCATAACAGAGTCATAATGATACCTCCTGTAAACATAAAGTACACATTATGAGTAAAATAAGATAGGTGATCCATATTACCCATAGACTTCATTCCTCCCGAAAACATCTTTAGTCCAATATAAAATACTACTAAACCTATAAGAGTAGTAATTACGGGATTTCCTAATTCCATTTGTTTCACCTTTTTTGTAAGTTTTTTTACATTCATGCTAATAACTTTGCGCTAATCGCCACATCAAGTACTCTTTTGACTCAATGGGTGGATATTTTGTTTCCTCATCTCGTAAGTTAAAAACCATAGTTCCAGGAGTAGGATCTACAAAGTGCGGCATACTATATCGTTGCTGATGTATATGACTATTAACTACACGATGTTTTGTACTTTTAAAGTAATCATTAGTCCAACGTTGTAGTAAATCTCCAATATTACATACAACTCCATTTTTTGCATAAGGAACGGGATGCCAAACTCCATTAAGATCTTGTACTTCGAGTCCGGGAACATCATTAATTTGCCAAAGTAGGGTAAGAGTACCATAATCACTATGTTCCCCAATACGCATTTGACGATCTTCTAACTCGCCTGTAAATGCAGGATAGTGAATGACTCTTGTAGTATTAAAAGGAACTAAATGAGTACTAGTAAGTGTGTCACCAGTTCCTAAAATTTTATCAAACATTCCTAATATTTTCAGAGTAAGTTTATCTGCAATTTGAATACTACGTATTGCAGATTGTTTAAAATCTGGTAGTTCAACAGGCCATAATTTATCACTCATACGAGTATCGTTATAGTTAAAACTTTCTTTCATATCTTTAGGAGCAGTTGGATCTACATTTTCATCCCCTACTACACTATATCCTAGATTAGTATCACCTTCATATGGATATTTCATCTTTGTTTCTAGATCAAGGTCAAAAAATGCTTTCATCTCTTCTTGCCAAAGTGTCATATCACTTTGCTCACTTATATTAAGTGCATTTATAAATACTGCAAAGCCTACTGTGGTATATGCATTTTCTATCTGTTCTAATACAGAACTACTATTTAAATCAATTACGGGTATCATTATAGTCTCCAGTTGTTGGCTCTAGGGGCAGGATTCGAACCTACAAGCGTCTCAGCACGCGGTAAACAGCCGCGCGTGTTTACCAATTTCACCACCCTAGAATAAGTTATTTAATAGTGTTAAGAGCACTAATCATGCGAGTTAGGCCTATGCCCCCGCCTGTTCTAGGTATGAAATCAAACTCTAAAAATTTTTCTAGTTCATCTTCTACTCTGTCTTTACCAAATAGCTGATTAATAAGTCCTGCATACTCACCGTTAGATATAGTATGAAAAGTATCTCTCATCTGTTCTACATCACAGCTACGTTCAGCAGATCCTATAGTTTCCATGCCTCCTAGTATAACATCAATTTTTTTACTAGTACCGTTTTCATTTCTAGACATATTCCAAAAAGGACTAGTAAATTCTGGAAAATTTGTAATCATACAACTTCTATAATCATTGAACATTTGAGTCTCATGTTCTGCTTCTAGTTCACCTTCTACATTATAATGTTTTTGCCACTCTTCATAAGTCTTCTCAGTAAGTAAATCAAATCCTAGATAGTTGCACAGTTGAAACTCCATAAGTTTAAGATCTGCAATAGTTCCTGGCATTTCAAATTCAAACATAGGAAAGATTGTATCGTGTCTTCCAGGAATTGCGTTTGGCTCTTGTCTGTAAGAAGTAGAGACACAAAAAAACCCCTTTGAAGAGGGGCGAGTAAGTAATTCGTATTCTAGCCACATCTGGCCTGTTTGAGGTAGGGGCCAAACTTGGCCTTCATAGTTGTATGTAGCTACGTTCTCTGGATCTTCACAAGCAGCTAAGATACTTAAACGATTTTGAGTGTGTACCTCTTCAAAGCCGCGAGACAAAAAAAATGACCTTAAAAGGCCAGTAGTCTTAGTAAATGCAGTAGGGTTAATTAGTTGAGTCATATATTTTCCTTTCAAATTTTTACCAGTATATAACAAATTAGTAATTAGTATAGTGAAAAAGATACCCATTTAAGAGTCTACTTGTAATTCTTTTCTTCCTCGTCGTGGTCAACAGCAAACCATCCAGAACCATTCTTTTTAGTATCTGTTTTATCTTCATCGTCGTCTGTATTAATCAACCTTCCGTTTAGGTAATGTAATACGTCTTTAAAAATCTTTAACATATAAAATCTCCACTATATAAAAAGAGGCACCTTTGTAAGATGCCTCTATATTGCAATTTATATTAACCAGGGAATCGTGCAGTGATTCCTTCAACGTAGTAGTCCATAGTATTTAATTCAAGATCTGTTGCAACTTTTCCTGCAGCAATACGTACAGTTCCTTTTTGATCTTTAATTGGCCCTGTAAAACCAAAATACTCGCCATCACTAATTTGCTGCATAATATCTGCTGCGTAAGAACGTACTTCATCAGGCATATTTGTAAAGGGCGCCATAGCTACTGCACCTTCATTCATATGACCAAAATAGTCTTCACTTTTCCAAGTATCATCAATAACAGCTTGAACTTTACGAATATAGTAAGGTGCCCAGTTATCAATAGTAGCAGTTAACTGTGCTTTAGGTGCAACAGCAATTTGGTCTGATGCTTGTCCAAAGCCATGTCTACCCTGTTTTTCTGCTGCCTGCATTGGTGCAGGTGAGTCAGTATGTTGTGCTATCATATCACAACCTTGAGACATTAGAACTTTAGCAGCATCTGATTCTTTACCAGGATTGAACCAAGTATTTACCCATACAATATCCATTTCTACATTTGGATTCGTTTTACGTGCTCCTAAGAAAAATGTATTAATTTCTCGAATAACTTCTGGAATAGGAAATGCACCAATATAACAGATTTTATTTGATTTAGTCATAAGACCTGCAATAATACCTTGAACGTGTCTAGCTTGGTATAGTCGAAGTCCATAACTTGACATATTTGCAGCCTGCTTATACCCAGTAGCATGCTCAAACTTAACATTTGGATGACGATTAGCCATCTTCAATGTTGCTTCCATGTAACCAAAGGAAGTAGTAAATACAATATCAGCGCCTCGCATAACCATACCATTGATTACACGCTCTGCATCTGGTCCTTCTTTAACACTTTCAACATAGAATGTTTCTACTTGATCACCAAAATGTGCTTCTACATCTTGTCTTCCAATATCATGACGATAAGTCCATCCACCATCGCCAGTTGGTCCTACGTATACGAATCCTACTTTAACTTTGTCTGCATAAACAGGCAAAGACATTACTATTGCTGCAGCAACTACTGCAAACATTTTAATTAAATTTAACATTATTTTCCTATGAGTTATTAGATCAACATAGTATATATACTATGCAAAAATCTTTCCGAGTGTCTGTGGTCCAGCTATTCCATCAGGTGTACATTTATTTTCTCGCTGCCATGCTTTCACAGCAGCCTCAGTGCCGGGACCAAAATCTCCATCTGCATCTAAACCAAGAGCTTCTTGAAGTTTTTTAACACCTGATCCTTTAGATCCTTTACGTAGTAACTTGTACTTAGTATCATCTGTATCTTCTTCAAATTCTACTTTACCGCCAAATACTGCTAGTGCATGAGCATAGTGTTTTTTGCGATCTGCTAAACCAATTGTACCACCATTAATACGTTTGGTCATACCTACAATATCATTTTTATCACAGTATTTATTAATATCATTAGTAGTCCAGAACCAACAAGCTGATTCTATTGCCCCTTTTGGTGTTCGTACATAGTCAGTTGCTTCCTCTGCCGACATTCCAACGGTTTTACCAAACTGGGTATAATTATATCTTCCTGTGAGTTGAAGTATCCCACCGCCCCTAAATGTCCAGCCATCACCTGAAGAGGTATCACCGTTGTCCATTCTTCCTGCGTAAATACGATTAGCAATTTTTCTAGGCTGTCTATGATACTCATGTGCATCTACCCCTGCTCTCTTAAAATATTTACCAAAAATAGCATCAAGTGCTTTTGCACTGTAGTTTAGATTCTCAGTAATTGTTTTATAACTTGCACTTTCATGAGCTGTTTGTGCAATAAATCCTGCTACTCGTTTAGGTGTATCAATTTGATATTTAGGTAGAATCTCAACCATAGCGTCATACCATTCATGAGCATCATCTCTATGTAGTATTCCCTCTACTTGTTCTAATGTAAAATTAAAATCCACTGTCTCCATATCCTCCCATTGTATTTTCTATTTCTATAATTAATTCAGCGTATCCGCCTATGTATCTATTATGAAAAAAGACCTCTGGTCCATCTTCTGTTTCTTTGTATTCAAATTTAAAGGGTATTCTATATTGTTGTACTAAGTCCTGTGCAAGTATAGTATACTTGTCATTATTTCCTTGTATAACTACCATTTTACTTTATTCGCCCAATAAGCAGCAGACATATTGCCTTTAGCTATATTCTTACCGTGACGGGCTTTAAAGGATTTACGTTTTGCCTTCATTCTTTTAGACTCACCAGCTTTAGGTTTTCCAGCAGTACTAGCACCTTGCTCTCCAAAACGAATAATTTTTTCTTTACCATTTTTACATGCTTTAACTATATGGGACTTTTTAGGATGTCCGGTCGTTCTCTTAGCTTTATTGCATGGCATTTTTGCTTTACTGACTGGTTTTCTAGCCATTATTATCTCTTTTCTTACTTTAGAATATATACAGTATAATCCCATAAGTCATAATCGTGCCTAATAACAAATTTCCTAGATAAGTGTTCTTTAATAAACCAACTTAACTTATCTACAGATAGATGAAATAAATCATCTCTTTCATAATCAACTTGCTTAGACATAACATTAAACATTATACCTTTATTTACATTATTAAATACTAAAGAAACTAATTTTGTCATATGATTAAACATTTCATCATGAGTCATATTTAATTTCTCAGTAAAAACTCCATTCATTACCGCACAATCTAATTTTGGTAATGTCCACTCTTCTTGTAATACGTCAATATTATGAAAGGTTGTTAAAGGATGTTTTTTAACACATCTATGAAACATAGGTTTTGATAGTTCTAAACCTTCATAATAGTAATCTTTATCTTCTCGTATTAAATACTCATAATAATGAGCTAATCCACAACCAAAATCTAAAATAGATCTACCATTACAATGCTCTACACCCTCAGTCATAATTCTATATCTAGTATCAGCATCAATTTTATTGGGCCAGTCTACACCAAGATGGGTGTCTCCATGTGTATTAAAACAATTTTCATAGTAATTAACAATATTTTTATAAGTCATTTTTATATCTTTATGCTATTTGTTGTTAGTATATACGTATATCAAAGTTTTAGCAAATTTATTTTAACCAAAAAGCATCTTCTTCTTGAGCTCTTATTATTAATTCTTTTTTATCTACTTTTCTAAAATGATTTGAAGGATAATTATTATATCTATCTAATAATTTATTAAAATTGGTTATAGTATTTATTTTTTCATTTAAAGTAATTTTTTTAACTGGTAAACTACTCATATCGTATAGTAGTTCTTTTTCTGCTAAAAAAGTAAGATAATCAGTAGTCTTAATTATATCTTGTAACTCTTTAGCAGAATAATTATCAATACTCAGCCCACGAACTCTTAAAAAATTAAATATATTATAAGAGGATAAGCAAAGATCAGTATCATAATCTATATTAAAATATTTACTAAAAGTATCATCAGTATATTTAAATAAATCATTATAACTAATTGTAGTATGATTAGGAAAATATTTATCTATCCATACCTCAAACTCTATGAAATGTTCTAAAGCAGATACAAAAAGATCATCAGAAATTTTATATCTTTTTCTATAATGTGCTTCGTTATACATATTTTTACTGTAAATATTATCAAAATAATAAGAAGCGCAATAACTAAGAGCAGATTCAAAAGAACATCTACTAATAACGATTATATCCGTAAAAAAATAATTACAAAATTTATAATATGTTTCCTCATCCTCTTTAAAGTCTTTAGACCTAAGCGGGGAGCATCTTCCTATTACAGATATTTTAGAATTAGATAATGTGTTTATTAATGTAGGTAAAGAAGTAAAAAAATTAGCTAAATCATGATAATTTTTAGTAGAAATATTATTAAAATTTAAAAAAGTAGTTAAAGATTTTTGAAAAAAAGTACTTCCAAGTGCTCCTGGAGTAAGAACCAATATCTTTTTTAGATTATGCATTTTTATGCCTTTGTTCTATTTCACATACTATTTGCCACTGTCTAGAAGTTAATTGTGGATGTTTTTGTTGAGCTTTTACACACCCTGATATAAAACTTCTCTCTTTGTCTGTCAATTCTTTATCTTCAAGAAATAATCGTAGTTCTTTTCTAATCCTTCGAGTCGTCATTTTTTACAGTACCACCTATATTAATTTCATGTGTATCTGGCAGATCATAAATAAAGGGATCTATTTTCATTATTTCTTTTTTCTTAGCTTGAAACTCTTTTTCAAACTTCCAATCGTCATACTTATCTCTAAGCCACTTCAGCATACGGATTCTCCTTGGGGGTTAAACATAGAGTGACTCTGTAAAAGTCACTTAAATTCATAATACGATGTTTTACACCGCTTTTGATTACATAACTATAGCCTTCTCTATAGTGATACTTTTTATCGTTTTCAAATTCTATAAAACTATTGGAAGTAGATATAGAAGTTATAATACTAGTAGCATAAACATCTGTTTGTTGCATGTCTACGTGCCAAGGTATTTGATTTCTAGGCATAAGAATAGATAAATATAAATTATCTATATTTCTTACGGCAGTATGTTTTTTACAAGTAGTTAGCCATCTTACGATACTTGGAAAATGTTTTATCATGGGAGAGGTATCACCCTTTGTTATAATATCAAAAGATTTCCAAGCATGATGACCATATCTTTCATCAAATAAATGATTACCCATAGTAAAAAAGGAGATTATCTTCTCTAAATCTTTATTATCTATTTTAGGAAGAGGTATTTGCTTGCAATTTGTCAAAAGACAATCTCCTATTCTTTAATAACGGTAGAAAAGGTACAGCACTTTGTTCAAAAATAATAGGATCTGCATTATCAATTGTCATAACAATTGCAACATCTTGAATACCTGTACCATACATTTCATTATGTGCTACTGCATATGCACATCCTTGAATATAATAATCAGTTATTTGTTTATTACTTTTCTTTTTCTTTGATGTTTTAAAATCTATAATAGTAGGTTTTCCACGCCAAATACCTACCATATCTGTTCTACCAGCATATTTATATTTATTAGACCAAAGAACCTGTTCTTGTCCCCAAATCTCTTCTACACCTTTTTCAGTAGCACGAACTAAGTCACGACTCATTTGAATAACGTCTACAGCTTCTTTATATAATTCATCCCATATATCTTCACCATTGAAATGACGTTCAGCATATTCATGTACCAAAGTTCCTCTATCAGTAGCTACTTTAGATACACGAGCAGCTTCTTCTTCTCCTACACGTTCTTTCCATTTCAATAACCATGTTTGATCAGAAGTCTTACCTAGTATAGTTGTAATACTAGGATAAGAGCCATCTGGAGTATGATATGTTCTACCTGTTGGTAGTGTATCAGTAGCACAATTCGTTGTGTAGTTGAATTTCTTTAAAGTCGTCCACGGTATTGACAATAGGTTTTCCTTTAGCATTTAAACTAGTATTTATTAGAATAGAATGACCATGATTTTTACATTGATCTAAAATACGCCATAAAAAGATATTAGAATCTTGGCTAACAACTTGAAGTCTAGCAGAACTATCATAAGTACTAAATGGTCCTGCTTTAATCTTAGCTATATGTAGCATGTAAGGACAGGCTTTAGTTACATGAAACCATTTATCAGCTGTTTCTTTTTGGCAAATAGGAGCATAAGGTCTCCATGAATCTTCTGCTCTATTTTTAATTTTATTTAACTTTTTAATATTATCATCATTTGGCAAACATAGCAAACTACGATTTCCTAATGCTCTAGGTCCAAACTCAGCTTGCCCCTCAATTACTGCAACTATCTCACCTTTTAAAATTCTACTAGCATAGTCTTGTGCATGTAACCCTCTACTACTTTCTACTCCCAAATAAGGTGTAAAGTACGTAGGTCGCTCAAGTAGTGCAGCTGCACCTAAAGCACATCCTGCGTCACCTGCAGCTGGCTGAATTGCTATATCATCAAACTTAGTATGTTTTAATATTTCAGTGTTAGCTACACAATTTAGTGCTACTCCACCAGCATATGCAAGTTTAGTCATACCTGTTTCTTGTTGTAACCAACTAGCCATATTAGTAATAATTGTTTGAGTAACATGTTGAACAGATGCAGCTATATCCCAATCTAAAGTACCATAACCTACCCCGCGTTCTAGATCTTGTAGTGCTGTGTAATCACCTTCATAATCATAGTGTAAAATATTATCTCTAATATACTTAGACCACTTAGGTGTACCATATGCTGCAGCAGCCATTACTTGTGATTCATCAGATAAAGGTTGTAATCCTAAAAATCTAGTAGCAGAACTATAAAACAATCCTAATGAGTTAGGATAACGCATACGTTTTAGCCATGTAAATTTACCTTTAGAATATATACCTAAAGAAGTAGAAAACTTATTTCCTACTGTATCTATAACCATGACTGCGCATTCTTGCCAATCAGTAGTGATAATAGAACTCATAGCGTGAGCTTCATGATGATCTACTAATACAGGCTTCGCTTTAGTTACTTTTTTAATATCTCTTTTAAATCTTTTATATGTAGTTTCTTCATAGAAAACAGCATGATCAAAGTCATCATACGCATTTTTTAACCAATTAATAGTATGAATTGGAAAATTATTATCATATTTATTACGAGAAAAACGTTCTTCATGGGATGCTCCCAAAATTATATTATCTTTTATATTTGCTGCTGCGCTATCATGATGATAACAGCTTACTCCTAGTATGTTCATCAAAGTACCTTTTGAATATGTAAGTTAAATCTGCTTTAGTTTTATTTGAGTAGTTGGGTGTATCTACAAAATCTACAAATGCCCATCTAAAGTTATCTACTACGGGCTGTATTCTATGAACCATAAAACAAGGAAATAATACTGTTTTTCCTGGCTTAGGATATATTCTTGCTATTATGTTATCAGGTTCTGGCGCAGAAAAATCTGTTTCTAATACTCTATCACCTTTAGGATTCCAACTTCCTATTTCAAAAGGTTTTCCTTCTGTTAAATAAACCATATGAGTCCAAAAGCGTCCAGGTCTAGAAGTAGTAAGTCTTCTTTCTGCAAAATCTAAATTATCAAAATGCCATTCATAACCTTCTCCAGGTTTTAAAAGTATAGCTGATTTACCTGCAAACTCACATTTCCATTGATGTGCATGTTTTATATAATTTGCTGTGCAGTATTTTACAATCTTATCAGCTTTTTTAGCTATCTCCTCAGAAAATCCGATTTCAACTGCTCTTGTCCACTCATCTGCAATGTAATCTTCCATCTATCAAATACCTCCGAAGCTAGTCTTAGTGCGAGATGATTATGACCATATTGATTTATATGCCCCTCACCATCAGCATAATCTTTAGCTAAATCTCTTAAATAATATTCCCAAATACAGGGATGATCTTTTATCATAGGTTGTTCTATAATATTAGGTCTATATATAGGAACTAACATTAAATTTTCAGCAGTAGCGTCACCTAATACTGCTTTTACAAACAATGAATTAGTCCTATTATACCACGCCATACGTGTAATTTTTTTAAACCAAATGTCTTGTACTAATTTACCCCATATATCTTTAGTACTAGACCAGCCATAAGGAAGTAGATATTCTCCATTTCCTTTAGGATCAGCTCTATGATGATGTCCTACTAACCAAATAACTTTAAAACGGTTGACAAGATCATTCTCTATGATATAATTAGCTTGAGCATCTAAAGTTATACCTGGTTCTTCATATCGATTTCTTAGTCCTAACTGATCAAAAGCAGGTATAGGTGCTTTATCACTTGGTATTGACCAAGAGTTTCCTACTACAAAGATTTCATTATTTATGTTCATTATTGCCTGCGGAGATAGTTACACACAAGGAGAAGGTCTTGAGAAAAAAACTCAAGCCTATCCTTACTTATTAGATAAAAATACTACAAATTTAGCGCAAAGTGGTGCTTCTGAATATCTTATTACAACACAAATTGAAGAAGCTGTCAAGCTAAAACCTGATTTGATTATTGTAGGACATACCAGCGAGTATAGATGGGAAGTATGGGACGGTCAAAATCATAGACAAGGTTTTATAGTAGCTAATCATGTTTTAAAAAATAAAAAATATTATAGAAATTGGATACTATCTGAACAGATATTAAGTAATACTAGAAATACTAAAAAACATAAAGCTGCATGGCATGCAGCAGGTATGTTATATTTCTCTGAAATAGACTTAGTTCAACGTCTTTGGAGTGGCGCAGTATCAAAACAAATATTACTTGCACAAAGAGCTAATATACCTATGATCCATCATTGTTGTTTTCCCCACCTACAACCACTATTAGAAGAATTAACAGATGATTACATAAATTTTCATTTAGATTTAGAAAAACATAAAGATTTAGCTCCTGATGGTTCTCATGCAGGAGCTAAAAGTCATATAAAACTAGCTAATATGATTATGGGTAAACTCAGCTAGTGCTTTAGTTGCTTTTCTATTAGGATGAACTTGATCAGTAGCTGAGGCAAAATGTTCTGGATGTTCTTTCCAAAAATTATGTTTGTGCTCCCAAAGTTCCCACAACTTCATTGCGCCTTTTTTATCACCGTCTGAATACTTTTCAAAGTGTGTGTAATCTCCAAAGATAGTAGTATCTTTAAAGTCAGGGTAGAAAAACTCAGTAATACTAGGAATTTTAAAATAACAATCAAAGTCAGGTTCAATTTTTTCTATACCGCCTAATAGAATTAATTTGTGCTTATACTGTTCTAATATATTATATTCCATTTTCTTTACTAATTTAATTTTTTCAAATAAATCAGTAGTGGTATATACTATACCATGTTCTGGAGTTAAATGCTTAAAGTCTCGTGTAGCACAAGTCTTAACATAAACAATAAAATCAAATGCCATTTCATGAGTTATTAAACAATTTAAAGATACAAAGTCACCCCAGCCAGGATTAGCTGCGTGTGCTACTTCATGGCCTAAGTCTCGTAAGTATCTAGACATAGAATATTTTTCAGCAAAAGCTCTAGTCTCTTCGGGGATGAGAGTCGGATCCCACTCCCCTGCAGACCAAGAGTCACCAGTTACTAATATTTTGTAACTAGCTGTCATATTAACTACACGCTTCTACGTACTCTTTGAGTTGTTCCCATTTTTCTTCTTCTTCATCCATGTTCTCTTTACGAACAATAGTAGCAATTTTAGTAATAGTTGCTACAGGAATATCATATTCTGTTTTAATATCTTTTTTAAGTTCATTAATAGATTCTCTAATTGCTTCACCTTGAATCATGAGATCTACAATACGTGAGATTTCTTTACGTAATTCTGCTTTTAGTGCTACTTCCATTTGTTTTTCCTAGTTTATTAGTTGAAAGGTTTTTCTGATGTTCTCAGGTCTTTTTCTTATAAGTTTATCTTCTGTAAAAGTCTCCAGTATATTATTAAAAATTTCATGACTTAGTGCTGTTATATCATCAGATATAGTACCATCAACTAGCAATCTCTGATGAACCATGTTCAAAGCAGTTATTAGGTTGG